GACTTGTTCCGTGCTTTCCTGTGTTTCTTCTGAAAAGTGCTGTAAATTCATTCGTAACATATTCATACCTCCACGCTTAAAGTCCGAGTAGACTGTAGGATAAAAGACCGTAGCTTTTAACGTCGTCAACGTTTGGACATAGAAAAAGAACGCCCATTAGACGTCCTCGGGATTCCTTTTCTTTGTTGCGAGAGCTTTACGCCCCGCTTCGTCTTGCTTCTCCACTTTCTCGCGAACGCTTTCCGGTAATAAGTTAGGATCGCGGATAACGGAGTAGTGGTGCTTACACTTTGGATGCCATATCTGACCGCTTGCTTTAAGCGATTCATACGTCGGATAATTGCCTGGCGCTTCTTCCGTTAGCTTAATGATTCGCCCTTCGTGGAATCGACATGCATCTTTCGCACCGTGACTCGAGATTACCGCATAAAAAGCCTCGCGTTGAATAGCCTCGTTACGGTTCGCTTCGTCAAATGCTTCGCTCATCTTCGCGTCTACGAGCATATCGACGTAGACTTCCGGCTTCCAACGCCTTCCTGCTGCGTCAATGATCCCGGTATCGACGGCCTTGCCGAGCTCCTTACGTAAGCCGACGACAATATCGCGCTTAATCGCTTTACGTCCGTTAATTCCTGCGGCCATATTCTCGCGCATAGCTTGTGACGTTACGCGTCTGACTGCTCCGCGAGTGCGGCGATCTATGTTACGCGTTACTGCGAGTAAGTCCGACTGAGTGTCGGCAATAGCCGCGCGAACTAGCGCTTGATTGGTGCGGCTAAACTTCGCAATATCGACCGCTTCCTCTATCGTCTTTGCTGCGCCAAGATTAACAATAGCTCGCGCCACTCCTTCACGCGCAACTTCCGGAATATTCTCTTCGACCCATTCCCGCGCTTCTTTGTCGACACCTTTTAAGATGTCCGCAATATTAGCGAGCGCCGCCGCTGAGTTAGCGCGTGATAAGTCGGAAACGTCTAAGCGGTCGAGCTCCGCAAGGATACGTTTGACGGCGCCCTTGTACGCTTTAGTTAGCTTATTCGTACGGTAATTGAACTCTGGCTCGGGCACGTTGAGATTCATTACTCATCGCTCCCTCCACCGTTAAATATCGAGGCATCAACGAAACCGTTCGCTTCTTTTTCGTCTTCTTTTATACGCGACATAATTTCGGTAGCCTTTTCGTCATCAACGTCGTCCTGCTTCTTAATCGCAGTCTTAACGTCAAGCGTCGGCTTCTCGCCCGTACGAATCGCCATGATTTCCGCTTCTTCTTTCTCATTCTTCGGTAAGCCGTCTTTCCATCGAATCTTCGGATAAACTGCGTTGTAAGGTTCGAATCCTTCTACGCCCTCATTCGCATAGTTTTCAAGTTCCATCGCTGTCCATATAGCGTCTCTAAGCGCCTTGTCGGCGTGTACGCGAATTCTTTTAACCTTCGATAGTATAGGCATGAATCGCGATTTAATCGCTGTACCGTCCGTGTGTGACGTTCCTGTTCCGCCTTTATCTCCGCTTGTAATCGTCGTTCCGAATAACCATTGCGGAGTTTCCGATAACTGGTAGACTAATCCGAGCAAGTAGTCGAGCTCTTTGAAGGCTGCGTCTAACTGACCGTTCCAAGTGATTGCGCCAGGTGTCGGGTCATCTTTACCCATCGGGATATACTTACCGCCAACTCTAACGGATTGGTCGCTTGCTCCTTCGAGGTCGGGTCCGTATAACGTAGGGTCGCTATGCTTCCATAAAATATAGTCAATCTGAACGAGGCGGTCTTGAATAGCGGCAAGCACCGATTCTACTTTCTCGATACCTCCGATACCTTCCCACGTTTCGTCTGTAGTTTTATATGGGTAGTGGTGTACTAGTAACCGCGGTACGCCCGTCTCCACTACGTTTTCTTCGCGCCCTGTCGATACAGCTTCGCCTAACGTATATTGCGTAATAGGTACGCCGTAAGTATTAACGACACTACCTTCGTTAGCTGACAGTCTGAATCGCGAGTATTCGATAAAGCCTGGTATATGACGCTCAACGTTCAAGAACGGAATCTCTTCTTTACCCGCGTCCACCCATTCAATAAATGCGATGTTTACCGCCTTAAAGCGCTTAGATGATCCCCGCGCCAATTCCGGAAACACATACGAAGGATTCTGCGGTTCGATAATAACTTCGCGCGACACTCCGGTCGGAACTTCGTCTAGCTCGCTATAATCGTGGCGATAATCGAAATACGTCTTAAAGAACGAATCACCTCGGAAGCCTGCGCCAATCGTCGACTCATGTACCGCTTGATGTAAGTCATTCTCTTCGACAATACGATTCATTGCCTTTTGTTCCGTTGAGTCATCCGGTAGGCCCGTCTCATATTGCGGAGGTTCGCCGACTAACATGTCGGCCGGCTTCGTAATAAGTACGTCCATTAAGTTCACCGCGATATATAGCTTCTCTAGTTGCGGAGCCGCCGGTGTGTCCTTTAAAATATCGCTTGCTCGGTCGAATATTTCGTACGTCTTACCCGCGAATATCTTGCGCCCTCGCTCGTACTTTGACAGGCGCTCAATAGCGTTGTCGGGCGGGTAAGACGCCCCTGTTTTAAAGAGCGCCATATAATTAATCCTCCTCGTTTAGAAGCTTATCGAGCTCCTCAGTTTCTTTCGCAATATCTTCGTTTGAGTTCGTGTTTCCGGTCGTATCTTCCGTGACTACGCGGTCCGTAAGTAGTCCGTGGCGACGTAGGAAGAGGTCAATGCCCTTGATCGAAGGCTGTGCGCCGCCAATCGATTTCATAAGCTGCTTATAAACATAGGCGCGTTGCTCCGATAAGAAGTCGTCCGCTAATAAGTTCTTATAGTCGCGGAAATCATCGTTCTGTGTGCGCCATCTATAAAGGGTCATTCGCCCAACTCCGACCTCTTCGGCGATCTCATCTTGCGATTTCTTTTCCGCGTCAGAGTTATCGGTAAGTTCGTTTTCTACGAGTAATAGCGCTGCTTTTCGTTGCTGTGCGGTGAGCTTCGCTTCTAATTGTCGTTTTGATTTCGCCATTTGTTTCGCCTCCTATAGCCATACAGGCTTCGTTATAATTCGTGCTTTCGGTTTCTTTGCGATGGAATACGCCATTTCGAGCGCATCCGGCATATCATCATGCCAGTTCGATCCGTACCGCTCGAAGTGTTCGAGTAATAGCGCGTGTGATCGGTTAAATATGATAGTTCCGTTTTCTATATCGGGCAGTAGCGCCTCGATACGAAGCTCTTTGCGCGACCTTTGCTGTATGTTCTTTACGCGAGAATGAGCGGGATAGCCCGTCACTTGTAGTGCTTCTTTCAGCTTATGAACGAAAAACTCTTGCGCCATTTGTGATTCGGCTGCGATTCCGTCCGGCTGTAATTCCGCCACTCGCGCAACAATGACTTGCATAAATACGTCAGGGTGGACGCGATCTCCATACGCATCAACTACGTACGTTTTACCGTTTAGTTTGTGGCGCGCAATAGTAACACAAGCCGAGTAGTCTCCGCGTTGTTTACCCATTGCGAAATCGACGCCCATATAATAGTAATAATTCTTGTGGTCGAACGTTGCTTCCGGTCCGTAATACGTAAATGACTCCGGCTTAAATATCTGCGAATCTTCGTCGACTGGATTATTCATAAATTCCGTATTGAACGCCTTTGTTCCGAAGTTTATTTTCTCGATCCATAACGCGGACATAGGAAAACGACCAGGCCAAAGCACTTCGACCCCGTCGTCCATATCCTCTTTATTTTCCGCGTAAAAGTTTAGCGCTGCCTGTGCGTTTGGCGTTGATAGGACGTCGTCTCCCTCGGGATCATCGTCGAGCATCGCCTGTATTTCCGCTTCAGTCGGCTCGTATTCCTTATAGATGCGCTCGAACTCCGCCCATAGGTCTGCGCGTTTAGGTGGCGAGATTATCGCGGGAAAACTATTCTTAATGAAATCGCGACGTTCTCGCAATACGTAATTAAGGAGAGAGTCGAAATGTACTAACGTTCCCATAAAGATAAACGCAGTCTTAGTCGGATCACCCGCTGGCATTAAATCCTGATTAAGCCAGTTCTTCGCTTTTTGGCGTAACTCGGGCGTGTTATTCGAATCAAGCGACTCCAAATCGTCCAGCAAAATAAGGTCGGGTCTTTGCGAACCATTACGGAAACCACGTATCTGCGTTCCGAGTGACGTAGCTTCCATCTTGATTCCCGATAGCGTCAAGAACGCCTCTTCCGAATCTTTCTCGTTTCGCGTTTTCTGTTCGTGGAGAAGTATTCCGAAGTCTTCGCGTAACTTCTGATTATACTTGAGCTGACCAGCCACCCATTTGATGAACTTCTTCGAACCTGCGTTAGTCTCCGAGATTATGAGAATCATGCGCCGCTTTTCATAGACGATCTCATGTACCGGAAAGGCGTTCGATAGATACGCTGACTTCGCATGACCACGACTGGCCGCCCAAGCAATACGCGCCGTCTTATTCCGGTTCGATACCGAATCTAAGATCGACGATAACTTTCGGTGAAAGTCGGGCGCGTCATCCATATCAACTGCGGTAGTCGGTACGAGATTGTCCGGATTACCAGGGTTACGCGCTTCCGAAAAGTATTCGTAAAAGAAATAAAGCATGTCGGTTTCTGCGCGGTGAATACGTTTTAGCTTCGTTAATTCCGCCTTGTCTTTGCGCATCGTATCGAGATGGTATTCCGTTGCTTTGTCGGCTTTGATTAGCGCGAGTAATTTTCGTAGTCGTTCCGTGACTAGCGTGATGCGTTGCGCTCTTTGGTCGCGGTTAAGTATATCGAATTCTTCCGACATAGATTGGCGCCCTCCTTTCGTGTTATTTATGCTACGTCGATCGTTTTTGTAGCGTATAATCTCGTTTTGCCTAGCGATTCAATTAATTCGCGATATTCTTCGGAAATGATTTGTTCGTCTAATCTTCCGACAAACTCTCCGCTCATATAATAGTCTCCGAGGTATAGCGGATTCTCTAATATCCCACGCAAAGAAGAAGCGCGCCATTCTCCGCCGTGTTTCGTCGGTATAGCCATTTCACTAAGTATTTGTATAATCTGCGTAAGTGTAAGTCGATCTTTAAAGCGCCACTTATAAATCAACCTTAAAATAACGGCCTCCACTTCGTTTATAATTAAGTTACTACTGCGCCCTAAATCGAATCCGTACGGAACTCTTCCGGTAGACCACTTACCAGGGCGCGCTGCCTTTTTTCTACCGGAAGTAACCGCCTTACCATGAGATTCTTTTATACTAATTCCGTGCACTTTCCCGTGACATACTCCGCAAAGGATCGCCATATTCGTAATTACGTTTCTACCTCCAAGCGCTAAAGGAACGATATGGTGAACGTGTAAGTCTTCGACACTTTCGCAATTTTGGCAGTGTTTCGGTAGTTCCGCCCTAAAAGAACTTCTAAGCGCATTAAACTCACCTCTTAATTCGCTCAATTTATCGCATCCTTTCCGTTGCGTTTCGCAATAATATGTTATATAATCGTATTACTACGTAAAAGGAGCGTGTTATTATGGAAGTCGTTCAACCTTTACGCAATAAACGAGATATTGACCGCATGAAAAAAGCCCTTAATGGGCGCGATCGTTTGCTATTTATTTTCGGCATTAATTCCGGCTTACGTATATCCGATATCCTACGCTTGAAGGTCGGCGACATACGCAATAAAGAAGCGCTCCACTTACGCGAAAAGAAGACCGGTAAGTATAAGACGTTTCGCTTCAATGCGTCTATATTGGCGGAAGTATCGCGCCAGGACTTTAATGGCGATGACGACTACGTATTCAAATCGCGCAAAGGAACGAATAAGCCGATCAGCCGACAACAAGCGTATAATATTCTGCAAGGTGCTGCGGAACGATGCGGCATTGACGAACCGCTAGGATGTCATACTTTGCGCAAGACTTTCGGATATCATGCGTATAAAGCTGGCGTTGATTTGGCGATTATTCAGTCGATATTTAATCACGCTAGTCAGGCGGTGACGCTCCGCTATATAGGAATTACGCAAGATAACGTTAACGATGCGTACAGTGCCGTCTGTCTCTGATGATGGGCGGTTATTTAAGTAATTCTTCCGCCTCTTTACGTAAACTTTCGACGTAATTTTCGTGAAACTCTATATGGTTGCGGATACTGGATGATTTTTCGTAAATAAGCGACTCCTCCGCGTGAGAGAGTTCGTCGATTAAGTATGTGATAAAACTTCGTAACTTTTCGCTGTCCATATGGAACACACCTCCGTTTATATTCGCTCCCTGAGTTCGAAAAATCGTGGCGCCGGTTTTCCGACTAGGCGTGGGATAGATTGTCCCTACCGTTGGGGGTCCGAGCCTTTTCGCTGCATGTCCGATTCACTTTTACGCATAACGAACTTGACACAATCGCATTAAGTCAAATTGGCGACCGCAAAGAATCCCGCAACAACAACGTTTCTTTCCCTCGCAACAACTTTCGTTTCCTTATCACTTTTATACATCGCTCAAACCCGCATTCTACCGTTCTAATACGACTCTGAACGATGTATAAAATACTGCATATAACCCCGTGAGTTTGCGGAGGCGTCTCGCCCTAGCGGTGTCGTGCTGGTGTATACGCATATGGTCGCCCTATCAACGCATGTGAACCGCTAACCCTATCGCCCTAATTGCGTAGCACCCTATCGCATCGTACCGCTTCGTAACCGCCAATCCATAACGCACTCACCCGAATAATACCGCGTTCCTTCTATAGTATATGTGCGCAAGTATATCGGTAGTGTATGCGGTGATACATTGCGTACGTGAGCGACATAGTGTGCGCATTATTACGTTAGGTATCGCCATATTTCTGCGCAGTATATCGGTATATTCTTGCGCTAGTTATTGCGGAGGAAAGAACGTCGAAGTGTACGTTTGACGAGCCGATAGGCGAAGTCGGGTCAATGGTTCTCTGACCCTTAAAGACCTTAACCCTAGCGTTCGTCATTTCGGCACTTCGTACCGCCTCCATTCCTCCGCCAACTATTAACGTACTATTCTATGCGCTATCTTTTACGTAAGTAAGGAGACAAGATAAGAGGACGTAGGTTTCGTCAGAGACGATTACAGCCGATTATCCCACGTCAGCTCTCGTATGCTCCCGAATACTCCCGAAACTAAAGTGGCAGTATATGACCAAAAAAGGCGCTAAAGTGGCAGTATATGACCAAATTAATAAGGCAACCAATCGAAGTCCTCTCCGTTTTCCGCCTTTTCCTTCGTCTGCGCGAACTGGTATCGAACTGTATCCGTATAATCGTCCGTGCTTTTCTTTCGATACATAACGTCAGGATTCACCATAATCACGGTGGCGCCGAAAGACTTCGATATCATCACGAAGCCATAACGCGACAACTCGCTAATACCACGCTTCACTATACTGCGCTCAACATTTACTAATTCCGCCAGTCTAGTCTGCGTTAAATGGTGCAAACGCTCGGGATTAGGCTCGTTCGGATTCTCGCATAAGTAATAACGCGCATAATGAAAATACGGTAGCATCTTGTACAGAACACCAGCCGCTTGTATCGTTATATCGTTAATATCTGCGCGTGTCTTCGTTTGATAAAGCTTCGTATAGTAGCGGTCTTTCAACGTATAACCTATCGTATGGTAACGATCAGACACGTTGTAGACCTTGCGACGACCATCCTTCGCTTCTATTAACACTTGCGCATCTACTAGCGTTTTTAAGATGTCGCGCGTCCAACGGTCACCCTTTCCGATAACCTTGCGAATCTCAGTACGACTCATGCGCTTAGACTCGAATACTAGTTGGCCTCCGCTATGCATCTTCAAATGCGGAATCAGCTTCATTATTGCGCCCATCTCATTAACGTCAAGAATCTCGTTTAACTCCGTGACTGCATCATGGTAACAATTAACGTAGCGGCGCGTATCTGTTTCCATTGCACGCTTACGTTCGAAATACTCGCGTTGTTGTTGCTTTCGCTCCGTGCTTTCTATTTCGTATTCTTCGACGGGGACTAACGCATAATCTTTGCGCTCATCTTCGTCGTAATATGTGTGTAGTTCGTGTATGCTCGCCATTAGCACTCGCCTCCGTTCTGCAACGCCAAAATTCCCGCAGCTAAATAACTGGCGGGATAGTGTTGGAAATGATGGCGAAACCACTCGCTCATTTGTCGAGCTGAATCTATTGTTTGTCTTAGCGTCATATTGTGCGGATCGTATTCGTTATGCCTAAGCCACACGTTAATAAAATACGCTTGATCGTAAGTTAATTTATTCATACTACCGACTCCCATATCGAATTTCCCTCTAAATAGAAATAACGGAACAGAACGGTGGGAGATCGTTCGTTCGGGAGCGACCCTAGTTCCGGTTTCTTCCCCTTCATAATACATAGATACAAAACAGTGCATTTTATAGGTATCAATACTAAATTTTTATACTTTTTTTAATAAATTTCAGATCAACAATATCGCCATTTATAGTTACGCAATTCTCGCCACGAATAAAAGCCTCGTACTTCTTACGGACCAGGCGATTATTCGACCTAGCTTTTTCGTTTACGAAAGTACACTCTCTTTCGCTTCTTTTTCTCTTAATAGGATAATTATAATCTCTCCCATCTGTCCCCACATTCCCCGCCACCGCTAACGGTACCTCTATGAAAGAGAAGTCTTCTTTACGTTTATGCTTACCTTCCTTCCTTCGCGCTAGCTGCGTTTTAGTGAGGAAAGGGTAGTCCCCTAATTTAGATTTCATTCGATCCATGTCCGTGTTTTCTTCGTGTAAAACAAGTTCGGAAAGTCGTTCTAGCAGAAACACGTCGTAAGGAATGGCGAGCGGTATATCCTCCCCTCTCTCTGACGCGACTCGCTTCATATTATCGTTGAATTCCGCGTGGGAAATCGCGTACTTCGTGGAAATTATATCAATGACACGCATTCTCTCGTCTCTAATTGTTAAATCATATTTTTGGCGCTCATACTCGAACACTTCTCCGCGCTTTGTACTAAGCTCTAACTCTTCTACCCTTCGCAAAAGCTCCTGTTTATAATCCATACTCCACTCTCCTCATTACGCCTTTTTAAGAACTACAAACTCGCTAGGAGAAAACACTTTACTGCACTCCTTAACGCGAACACTACATTCGTGCCAATCGTGTAAGTCTCCGGCTGTGTATACGTCGTGGTTGTTTTCATATTCATTGATAACCATAATCTTCTCGTCGATTTTAGGGATTCGATTAATCCCAATGTACTCCTCACCGTTAACCAAAATAAATACCTCATCCTCTTTATACATCGCTTTATTTTCTACCATTCAACAACTCTCCTTTTCCCATGATTGATTTTTACTAGATTCCCGTAAAACAACACTTCTGAACCACTCCAAATATTTGACACATTCTTTTCAGGCTTAACTACGTACTCGCCACTCTCCCACGTCCACTTTTCGTAAACTTCCGCAATCTTCGTCAGCGCTGCAGTCTCGTTCAACTTTAGGGATGGCTGAGAGATACCCATCCGCTTTCCCGCTTCCTCTTGCGTCAAATCCTCCACGTACACTAGCGCCAATGCCTGACGTTGCCTATTCGTCAGGGAAGCGCGTTCTATTGCCGTTGCTAGGTCGGCAAGTACATCGCATGCAGCGTAATCTCCGCTGTATTGGCGCCCGTGTAAGGCGTGAATGTCTCGGAGGATCAATCGTACTCCCTTTGCGTTATCGAGCGCGTACCGTTGTTCTAGGCGCTTGTGTTGCGCTGATTTATCGTGCTTCGAAACTCCGATAAATACCGCCTCCTTATAAATTGTCGAATGTTTTCCGTTTACTTTCGTTCCTTTTCGCGTATAATAGAAGTAAATACGTAAAGGAGCGTGAAAAGAGTGTCCGATACTTTTAAATGGATCAGTTCCGATAGCTCTTCCGGCAAGGCGTTCATCACGCTTGACTCGCAAAAGCGCTTGGCCGTCAGCTCCGCCGCATGTGACGTACTTGGCGTCGATAAGGACGGAGACTTCCGCCTACACATCGGCTATGATGCGGTAAACAAGCGCATTGTAGTCGCTAAGCCCGAAGTCGTGCGCGTCACTGACGTTAAGCCGTTCAAGTTCGATAAGAGACGCTATTCAAGCGGGCGTCCCGTGCTGAGCGCGACGGTTATTAGCGAAGCCGAGCTTCCGCTGCGTTATATTTACAAAGGGCGCGACTATGGCGAGGTGCCTGCCGGCTCATACGTGTTTCAGCTTGAAGATACGGAAGCACCGGACGAGAAGGGCGCTATTTAAGGTACGTAATTAATCGCTTGCCTATTGCGTCAATTACGTTAACTGTGACCGCGTTGCCGGCTTGCTTATAGCGCTGAGAGTCCGAGATGCTCGCGTCCTTTACAAGTGCGTGCGCTTCGTCCGAGAATCCTTGGAGGCGCCAACACTCGAGCGGAGTAAGCTTGCGGATGCGGTATCGCGGCTTTTCGAGCAGTGTTTGCTCAATTGTTTGCGTAGCTGTTACGCAGTTTCCGATACCGTCTTCGCGAGGTACGACTTCTTTTCCGCGTCTTGGTGAGAAGTCCTTACCGTATTTATCGCGATATTCTCGCCTTAATTGTTTCGCTTCATCGGTGCGCCGTTCTGTTAGCGCGTGTACTTCTTCTACGTGAGTTCTTCGCCCTTTTCCGATGCCGTTCGGTGCGATGCCTTTCGCATAGTTAGCGTCGATACAATACGATAAATTATCGGGCTTCGCTATTTCCGCAATCTTCGGCTCGCGATGTCCACCGCCCATTGTCGTAAGGGTCGGAGTATCTCCGACTGGCGAATAGACGCGCTTGATCGAATCATTTCCGCGAATATCTGCGTGCCCTACCATAACTGAATCATTCGAGTCTGCCGTCGCCTCTTTCTCGTTAAGCTGCGCCACCAACTTCGCAGTCTTTTCCTCCGATAAATAATACCTCTCACCGACGCTATCTTCGAGAATGTCACGCAGGCTAGTCGTCACTTCCGCTTGCTGCGGAAAGTCGAAGTTGAACGTCTTAACTCCGTCTATCTGCGCAATCCTTCGCTTACCTTTCGCAACGACATTCGTTCCAGTTATGCGCCATTCTTCTGTGTCGACTAAGTCGTCCCTTACCGCAACAATGAAGATACGTTCGCGGTTCTGTGGTACTCCGAAGTACTTCGAATTGAGTACGTCAAAGTCTACGGTATAGCCGATTTCGTTTAGCGTAGTAACTACGGTGTCTAGCGTTTTTCCTTTGTCGTGACCTACGAGCCCTTTTACGTTCTCAAGTACCGCAATCTTCGGCTTCTTCTCTCGCATAATGCGGACAATCTCGAAGAATAACGTTCCGCGCGTTTCATCTGCGAACCCTAGTCGCTTGCCGGCGACCGAGAACGCTTGGCACGGAAATCCTCCCACTAATACGTCGTGATTCGGCACGTCCTTTTCGTCCACTTGCGTAATGTCTCCGTGTAAGTGGCCATCGCCGTATAACGTCTTATAGCTTTGTTGCGCAAACTTGTCGATCTCCGATGCAAATACGCATTGACCGCCTAGTGGGTCGAGTGCTTGGCGAAATCCTCCGATGCCCGCGAACAATTCTATATACGTAAATTTATTCAATTAATCACGCTCCTTCCCTAGCGAATCAATCACGCGGCCGAGATACCATTGCGCCTTTTTCAAGTCCTCGACGCCGTTCTTGTGCTTATAGCGCGATACATACTTCATTACATTGCCGATGCAGTACGGCTCGAATCCGTCCTTTAGCGAATCCTCGATAACGTCAATCACTTCGTACTTTCCGCTGTTATAGTGGCGCGGGTGATTGACGTTATCGGCCGGCTCATCTTGCGTTGGGATTTCGTCAGTTTTCGGCTTATTAATCATCGCAAATAAATTACGCTGCCCCGACTCCAATTCGAACACGCGCTTAATGAGGTTCGCGCTAATTTCGAGTAGTTCGTCTATGTCCGTTTCTAGCGGGATTAGAACGCGGTAATGTCCGTGCAGGACGTTCTCGCCCTCGACTATCGCGTATTTCTCGTTAACGTAATCCACTCGGAATATACTTCCGCCCAAGTAAATTAAGTCGCCTTCTTGCGCATTCCCGTATTCTTCGGTCATTTTATACTTTGCGCCTTTATAATCGATTGTTACGTCATTCATCGAATCGCCTCCGTTTATATTAATTCGTTTACCGCGACAGGGAATTCCGCTTCAATTAGCGTTAAGATCGCTTTTGCGTAGTCTTGTATCTCCTTTTGCGCATCATGTTCGAGACGTTGCGCGAGGAAGTGGCAGATTGACTGTAGTGACGCCGTCCAGTACCATCTAACGTACATTCCGTATGCTGGCAGGAATAGGCGGGCTTGCTCGGCGCAGATTCCGTGGCTCAACGCCTGCTCATAGGCTAACTCACCTTGCGCAATATACCACTCCAACTTTTCGGTAAATGTTACACCATATCCATATTCGACCTGTCCGCCCGACCCTTGCTTCGAGTTTTCCGGAGCTGACCGCCACTCGTCCGCATTAGGCACGTAGAACACCGGCTCCTCCGTAATATATCTGCGCGAAGATTCGTTCCATGCTTCGAGCGAGTCGCCCGTTCCTTCTTGGATTCCGGAGCCTATTACGTACTTCCACCACTGGCGCGCCACCATTAAAGGCGCATATACCTCGAATTGGGCGATTGCGTGGCGGAATGGCGACGTATGTCCTTCTCGCGCAAGGAATTTAATAAGGCGGATGTCGCGCTCTGATAATTCGTGTGATTCTTTCGCATAAGATACGCGAGCTGCATTGGCGACGGTTAAGTCCGACCCCATTACGTCTACTAGTCGGATATATCCGTTATCAAGTACGTCAATTTTCTTCATATTATCGCGCTCCCTCTTCGTCTATTGTTCGTTTGCTTTGCGGTCGTTATCGTGACATTTCTTCGAGCAATATCCGTCTCCGACCGGAACTAGCTTCGACTGACACCATGCGCATTCCGTTAGGGCTTCCGTTTCTTCCATGGTGGGCGCCTCCTTTCGGGTAGTGGCGAGTATTTCCGAACTATTCATCAAGACGTTAAATGTCTAATTACATTTTCTAAGCATTTTATATCGTGCTGTGCTGTCCAAACTGCTTCCTCGTTTGTTCTTTCACCTGATGTTAATTCCTTTTCTAGCCTATACTTAGCCTTATCTAAATACATAACTGCAATAGCAATGCTCTTACTGTCTAATTCTTCTTTTTTAGGTTTAAAGAAACTCATTTCATCAACTCCTTAGTACGTATTTTCTCTCTACTCAGAAACGCCGCTACTACCGAATCCACCTTCGCCCCTCAACGTCTCACCCAACTCGCCAACTTCGCAAATCTCTACCGCAGGAAGTTTCGCGATAACTGCTTGCGCTACTCTTTCACCTTTTCGAATGATGTACGTATTTAGTAACGTAGGAGTTACGTAATTTTCGATTAAGCAACCGTCAGCCCCTCTCGGGACAAACGCGCGCTTATTACATTCGTCAATAACTTCGATATTATCGACAATGACGCCAACTTCGCCCCTATATGAACAATCCACCGTCCCTAATTGAACGCGAAGCTTCGTCTTTAACGTAACTCCGCTTCTTGGTCGTATCTGCATTTCGAACCCTTCCGGCAACTCAACGGCAAGCCCAGTCTTAATGAGCGCCGTTTCGCCAGGTTCGATTACGGTATCTTCTACCGCGTATAGATCGAAGCCTGCGTCTGATTCGTGAGCCTTTCGCGGTAAGATTGCGTCAGGCGATAGGCGTTTTACATTTACGTTAACTTCGTTCATTTTATCCGCTCCTTTTTCGGGGCAAAGCCCGTAAGCTTCGTTTATATAGTCGATAGGTCGTTTCATTTAATCGCCTCCACTTCGGAATGTTTGAATCGGTACATTCGGTGTCCGTCCGCGTCAGGTTCGTCTAGTTCGACTTGAACCGGTAATATTTCGGTATAGTGTGCGATATAAACGACGGTGCCAGCGCCCTTCACGTGGAAGTTTGCGCAATAGACGCGGTCGCCTGTGTTTACT